TCGCCTTCAGGGAACAGAAGTTTCAGCGTCTCTGCGGCGACGGTCTTTTCGCGGAAGCGGTCGAGATATCCACGATGACCCGGCGTGACGAGGAGCTCATGCGGAAGGACCGCCTCGCAATGGATCGGCTGAGCGATATGGTTCGCTTCGACCCAGAGCGCGGGCGTGCCGTGTGTTGCCGCCTCAAAGCCCCATTGCGGCGCGATATCGTTGTAGTTCGATGGGGAGATGAGCTTGTCGAACATCGTGTCTTCGCGCGCTTGGGCAAGTTCCAGCACCGATTCCGCAATATCCTCCGGGATATCCTCAATCACTTCGTAGGATGCCCACCGGATTTCGGACGGGGTAAAGTACGTCACGAGATCGCCACCCAGATCTGTAGCGACCTCCTCCGGCAACGAAATGTAGGTATCCACGTCGTGCTGATTTTTCGTCGACGACGAGAAGTCGAACTCGCGGCCGGGGCAGCAGAACTTGAGGATTTCCTCAATGTACGGGCGAATGTCGTTTCGGAACCGCAGGGCGGCCGAGTATCGCGTCTGAAAATCCTTTGAAGGCTTTCTCACCGGTCGCGCCCCATGCCGAGCGTTGGCTTCTTGACGGGCGGCGCGACGGGAACCGATGGTGCGGGCCGCCCTGGGGTGCCGAACATCGAAAGCGCGCGGAGGCCATAAACGGCGCCAAGGTCAGTTTGCAGGTTTTTTGCCTGATCCTGAACCGCTTGGCTCTGCTCAATCTCAGAGAGGCGCCGCTCTCTCAGCCGCGCTGCCTTGTCCGCTGGATCCTCTTTGGGCGTTTTCATGAATGACCTCTGCTCCGATGGCGAGCAACTTCCTTCGGAGACCGCGCGGCGTAAATGCACGTAGGCCGACGATCTGGCCGACGACTGTGGCGCAGTTCATGGGAAAGTGCAGAGGGAACAGGGCTTTCCGCTCATTTGGCAGGCGGAAGATCACGTCGCAGATCGTGTGTCTGGCATTCAGTTGGTCCATAACGTCGTCGTAGCGGTGTTCAACGATGATGATGGGGCCAGAGGCTTGCGGATCGAGGAACAGCCATGTGTCGTCTTCGGTGTACCCCCAGATTTCGACATGGCCGAACCATCCCTGCGGATAGATTTTGCCCTGATAGTTGCGGAACGCGCCGTAGTGAAAGCCGATGAACCACTCAATGATCACGCTGACCTCCGCAACGAGACGCGATGCCGGAACGGCTTGGACGCTTTTGGCTTTGGCTTCGACCCGAGGAGGATCGCGTCGCCTTCACCGCCTCCGAGGAGCGCGTTCTCGATAGCCTCGACGATATGCGAGTAGCGGTTCTTTCGTGGGCGCTCTGAATAGACGCCGGGCAGGCCCTTGATCTTCGGATAGTGGTAGCCGCCCGCAAAACCCGTCTTGGCCGTGATGCACGATGGGTTGATGAAAAACCCGTTTCGGCGCTCAAGTACCGCCTCGACGGTTGATCGGCGCATTTCCGGGTTATTGTCTGACGTCGCCGGAAAAACCCTCATGCCATGCGACTGAAAAACGTCATAGGCAGTCGTTTCAGTGCTTTGCGTGCCATCTGCACCGCGCGGATCGCCCCAGAACTCGACTTTGTGGCAGGGATACTTCTGCGCAAGGTGCCGTTTCACACGCGGCGCAAACAGTTGGGCGCTTTCGTTTTCACCAATCAATTCTGAAAGGACGATCCAGCGGCCGTTAACGCATTGCGCGAAGCAAGCGGCGGGAGATCGACCGAAATCCAGCCCGCAGATGATCGTTGCGCCTGGGATCGGAACCTGTTCGGGGGATGCGACATGCTCTATCTCAGAAAATGTCGGATATACCGCCTGACCGTCGGCATAGAGGCCAACCTTGTTCATCACGCGCCGGTCGATGAACTCTTTCGACTTTCCGGCGATGATCTGAAGGTAGTCTTTCTTTGTGTGTTTCTGGTTTTCTGCTTTTGGATTGATCAAGTAGACAATCTTCCCCTCGATCTTCTTTTCGATCAGGCCCGGAGGCTGCACAAAGAACTTCCAGCCATCCGGTTTCTTGAACTCAGCCTTCTGTTCTTCGGTCCACTCCTGCGGCAACAGGAGATCGCCGCGCATGTAGGGGATCCAATGGCCTTCCCGCGGCGCGTTGAGGTCGACAAAGCCGCCATGCCATGTCGCGCCGGGGCCATTCCGCATCGAAGGATAGCGGCCGCACCGCGACAGAAGCTCGTCGACCACGCCTTTTTCGCAAAACTGGCCCTCGTTTCTGAAAAATCCGGTGATTTCGTAGGAAGCGCAGACCTGCTCCGCCACATCAGCGTCGGGAATCGCGATGAAGATGACCTCGCAATCGACGAGCGTCCCGTCCCCGCTTGAGTGCCGGCGCTTCAGGTGATGGATCGCCGGCTCCGACCGCATCATCTGGCCCCACTCGTTTTCCGGGAACCATTCCAGCCACGTCTTGATCGTCGTCTCGCGGAGTTCCTTGTATGTGTCGCGCGTGATGAGCCAGCGCGTGCGCCGCACATTGTCAACGTCTGGCGCCTGCTCCTCCGCGATTACCCAGAGTTTCAGACAGGAGCACGTCGAAGTCCCGCTCTGGATCGGGCCCTGGATGATCGAGAGTTCGCCCCGGTCCCAGAAGTATTCCGTGAGGACTTCCCCGTCGGGCTCATAAACAAAATTGCCTCTAGGCGTCTGTGGCAGCATCAGCGCATCCGCTTCTTCAGAAGATCAGCAGCTTCCTTGAAGCGCCGCAGGGTCCATTTGACCTGTTTTTTGGTTTCAGCATCAGCCCAAAGATGAACAGACCCGTTGGCCCGTGCGATGGCAATCAGTCGAACGTCCGCGTCTCCTGACATGCGCTCGATCCGCGACCTGGCAAACTCGATGGAGTCGTTCCCCCGAACGTCCTGGAAAGGCTCGCCACCAAACTCCTTTGCCTCGGGCTGCACCGTGTACCAAGAACCCGTGGTGGTAGAACGATTGTCACATGCGGCACATTCGATCGCCCCATCCTGCAAAAGCCGCCACGTCGAACAGCCACAGTTGCACACGAAAATTACATCCGGCCTAGGACCGATCTGAGTAACGTCGCCCATTACTTCGCCTCCATCACGCCAGCGCCGCGCGGAAAGTGAACCAGCCCCGCCGCAAACAGCTTGTCCGCCACCTTGGCCGTCAAAATCTCCGACCATCCCAATTCCAGCGAAGCATCCCGCGCCGTCATCGCCCGTCGACGCACCGTCTCAAGCAGCAGTTTCATCTTGTCAGACCGCTCTTGCTCCGCAGCAGCCAGAACCCGCCGCCGAATATTCGCCGCTCCGGGGGTACTAACCACTTCACAAACCGAGGCATCAGGCGGAGTGCCAAAATCAACTCCGATCACCATAGGCTTCAGGCCCGCAGGTACTTTGGGCACAACCGCACCGCCAGACAGCGCCCGGTCCACCGCATCCCGGATAAATTCAGCCCGCCGACCCTTCCCCGCTACAGCATCTATCCGAGCCAACACCCCATCCGCAAACCGCACAGGCGTAACATCACCGCCAACCTTCGCCCGACCAGCCATCAAAAAAACCTCCATGCCGATATCGGAAATCCGATAACAATACCCTCAAACAGATATCGCTTCGCCAAAATGCACCCATTCCGATATCGGTTTAGGCACCCCAAATTTAAAAAAATAAAACCCGCCAGAGGGGGAGACGAGGCACAGTTTCCGGCCGCCCGATTTTCCCCCCACCCCCTCCGGGCGCGACCACCCCCGGCCCCTCGATCTGGGCGGCATCCATGCCCCATGCAGGCGGCACACTTGGGCGACCTGCGTCAATTCCTGCATCATGGCCCTACGCAATAGCCTTATTCTTCAGTGGCTTGGCTATCGTCGTCACCAGATGGTGCATCTGTTATTGGGCTGATCTCGACCATGCGCGCACCTGGCCGGACGAACTCATAACCGCCCCGATCAACGTTCACTTGGACCGCTACAGACGCGCCGGGGCGAGGCTCGCCAGCGAACAACTCGACCATCCTTGCTCTTACGGCTTCTGAGGCTGCGGAATGCATCAATTCGATGCCTGTTGCGATGGCGATGGATTTGGCCCTGTCTTTGAGTTTGAGCATATCCGTTAGGAATAAGGCCTTTTCGTTGTCGATGTATGCCTTGATGTGTGGCTTGGCGAGCGCGCGGCCTAGCGCCGTCTCGTTCATGCCTGTGCGCTTTGCCGCTTCGCGCTGTGTAATGCCCTTTTCGACGATCAGTGTAACGGCTTCGCGCAGCGCGGGGCGCATACGAGGTGGTTGTTG